TCCAGCCTTTCAATGTGGCTACATATTCCTTCCAGGCTGCCGCGCTATTCAGGGTAGGTGAAAAGGTCGTGACCTCTTTGGTATCCGCCTTCAGATCGGCGGATACGCTGTAACCGCCGCCCAATGCTTCTATAGCGAAATAGTAGATGGTACATGTGACAGTGCCGACCGGGGCAGATGCCAGAGTTACATATCCGCCAGCATAATCTATCCTGGCAGGAGAGACCAAAGTAGCATCATCATAGATGAGTACCGCCTTCAGTGGGTCCCACATGGCATGGGTACGATCTGTGATGAAGTACTCCAAGGTGCTGCCCACCTGGGTCATGCCTTCCTTGGTACCCCCTATAACGCTTATGGCTTCTGGTTCGGCTGACCAGAAACCCGCTTTAGCTCCACTTACGATGGTCAATTAGACCACCTTCAAGTATAGGCAAGCGCGCCGGTCCCCTGGAACGAGAAAGAGCCGCCTTCGACTTTGCCACTCACATCTGCCGCCGGGGCCAATCCTGTAATCAGAGCCGACCCGCTGAGATAGTGGGTAGCATCCAGATAGAATTTCAGAGCTACAGATGCGCCGCCTATCAGGTTGAACAGCGCAAGTTGCCCATTGGTGTCTGTCATATCGAGGCCCTGCGTATCTATGCTGCCATCCCAACCTTTCAGAGTGCTGAGATAGGTCTTCCAGGCAGTATCATTACCCGTGGCCATTGCGGTCGTTTCCTGGGTATCGGACTTGAGATTTACTTTCCAAGATTTTATTTCCGCCACGAAGTTAGTGGCTTGCGTGACCTTTCCAGATTTTCCAGCTAATATAGTCATTTGTTTTATTCTCCTTATATAGTTGCAACTATATCCAACGTGCTAGCATCTCATGAACCGCATTGCAGCGATGCAATCATAGAAGAATGATAAAAAGAATTTCATCCTATATGTTTCTTAACATATTCAGGCAATTGGCTTATATTTTGCTGTACCGTGTCTCCGATGAATCCCGCCTTCCCAACTTCGTGATGCAACGACCTGTCAAGTTCTTGCTTCAGAATGTAATCCTTCGCATCTCCGCCGCCGCCTACGTAGATGCAATTGTTAGCATCGTCTCTCTCGACCCACAACGATTCCGCCATTGTACTCGACAATTTTGGACAATCCTTGTATGCTCGCGGATGCCAGACGGTTTTCCCCCATTCTTCCAAGCCATCCATGCCCTTAGTTTTTATATTCTTACGAAAATTGGCATCGTTCCAGGTAACTGTCATTATTTCCTCGCGAGGACTGAGCCGCAATGATCGTTCGGGTGGATAGGCGGGCCGCGAGATCCATTTGAGAAGGTGCCGCCTATTGGCGCGCGTTTGCCGCTCATGGATTGACACTTAGAGCATACATTTTTCAGGCCGCTTACTACCCATTCCTGCTCATATTCGTCTTTTGACAAGATGCCCCGTTTCACAGCATCCTCGTTTGATCGCCTCATGCCTTCGTTTGCAGCGGTATGTGATTCTGTCAGGCCGATCGTGCCTGCCCGCCAGTTTAGCAATTGCTTGATTTTTTTTGCCGATAAGCGATCTATAGTTGCTTCATCCATGCCGGATGCTATCAGTCTATCGCGATAATTTTGTATCGCTACCACATGCTGCGGCAATAGTCCGACAATCTGCTTAATGGCTTTCTTTTGCATTTGTGGTGACAAGCCATCTCGCAGGCCGCTCAGAGTTATCTGCCTGATAGCAGCTCTTGTGCCAGCATTTACATATTTTACTTGCGCTGCCCCGTATTTCTTAGCCCAGGCGATCGCTTCAGGTGAGATCAGGTCATACTTGATCTTGACAGATAGCAATGTCTCTAATTCAGCCGCCTGCGCTTCGCCCGCTGCAATCATTGCGGCCAATATGATCGATGTAGGATCGAATGGAGCTATCCGAGGATATGCAGCCTGAGCATCTTCTGCCCATTGCTGGAAGGCTTCAGAGATCTTCGCGGCGTATTCATCGCCTATGGCCTGAATAGGAGTATCTGTCATCTATGCACCTAATAGGAAACTATTTATTCTTAGAAATCTACTTAACACTATGCCAACTACATATCTTGATAGCGATGCAGAAGCCGCGCTGGAAGAGATAATGACCGAAGTGCAAAATAGGACTGGCATAAAGATTAATCGCAGCCAGGCGGTTGTTTTTCTAAGAGATTTTTGGAGGAAGATTAATGGAAACTAAGCATTGCAATGGATGTAATCAAGATAAGCCACTGAACGAATTTTATTTTAACAGATCTGGTAGAAAGGCAGGGACTCCTAAAATGCCATGTAAGGCATGCGCCGACGAATACCAGCGAACTCATCCGAGAAGCGAGGAGTCAAAACAACGTGCTCGCGACAGGGCGAAAGCATGGGCCTTAGCATATCCAGAGAGAAAACGACTATCGGATCAAACATATCATAAAGCACATTTCAAAGAATCGCAAGAATATCGGATGGCAAATAAAGAGCATATTAGGCAGCGAGACAATGAATGGAGATATCGAACCTGCAGAAGCAAACCATTGAAGGATTCTAAAGAACTTCCCACGTATCTTGGTGTCTATATCGCGGAACGTGTTCTTAGTAACTACTTTGAAGATATTCAAAGAATGCCTTATGGAAACAAGGGTTATGATTATGTATGCAAGCGAGGCTTTAAGATCGATGTTAAAAGTTCCGTCTTGCACCATCGCGAAAATCGCATTCCTAGATGGGTATTTCCTACTAGACACAATACGACAGCCGATCACTTTTTGTGTCTAGCATTCGACAACCGCGAATCTTTGAATCCTGTCCACATATGGCTAGTTCCAAGTAAAGATGTTGCTATCAAGCCATCCATTAGCGTCGGTGATTGTGATAAGTCGCTTTCGTTGTGGTCTAAGTACGCAAAGCCAATTGATAAAGTAATATCTTCGTGCAATGCACTCAGAGGAGATATAACTATCTAACTTTTATGAAAGAGAAGTCGCATGAAAAACGGTAGCATGGGCCTCCAGCCATTGATAAATCTGCACTTGTTGTTAAGTCGTCTGGGATGGATCGATTAGTATCGCACCGAAGATATCCAGTTGGGCAATTTTCATCCAGCCATTGCCGTATATCTTCGCATACTTTGAATGCGTTAAACGGATCTCCTGCTCTAATCTGCACCTGCACGCCGGGATAATCTATGTAGCCAACGGTCGCAAGCGATTGCCCGAAGGTCATAGAGGGCTTGCTGCCGATGTTGCCGCCCACCCCCCCGCCTGTGGGGAATATTGCTATAACATTTACGATATCGCTAGGAAATTGCATGGTAGAAATCGGAATAGTTAGCCCCGGCATGTCCGCTAAATGATTTGCGATGTCCTCAATTATCATTAATGATCTCCTCTTGCATGAATCGCTTATAATTTTCCCGTCGTCTAGCTACAAACTGCCGAATCTTCCAGTATAGGCAGTCCTGACAAGCATCGAAGCGACTTAACCGGCTACGTTTCATGTCAGAACCTCACTAGCGCCCCATAGGCGGCACTTCGATGTCTGGATGGGATAATTGTTGGTAGATGGAGGAATTGGGGCTTTAAATCGTCGCGATGTTTAGAGCGAAATCTACTTATACCTTACTATCCATTATCATGTTATGCCAAATGCATACATATCAAGCGAAGCCAGATTTTGCATTGATCGAATGATCAAGGCATTCGAGGCTGAAATGAAAACGAAGCTTACTCCAAGTCAGGCAATAGTTTTCATGTACAAATCATGCGATTTTCCCGGTCTATCAAGTGCAGAATTGCCGGAAGGAGCTGATAAGCAATGAAAGACAGATCTGAAATCATCGCAGACTTCCAGAAGAGTCGAGCCAAATTGATTGCCCAAGGGAACGAGCCGTCCACGTTCTTGTTTGGATGGGTCCAAGCTCTGGCATACGTTCTTGGAGAGGATTGCCCATGATTCGCCTAATGTGCATCATATGTCTGCTATCCACATACTGCCTAGCAGAATCGCCCGCCGAGCTGCTAAATTCCACCAGCAACCTATCTCTGCCAGAGGCGGCGTTCTTGCTGGCTACACATGGGTATGATGTGAGGTATGTGGGTGGAGTGTTTTGGCTGAATGGAACTGAGGAAATTGAGGAGATGATCTGAGATGTCATATGGAATTATGCAAATTATTATATCCGTAGTTATATCGGTATTAGGCGGCATATTTGGCGCATTGATCGCATTGAGTTTGACGGGAAGTATCTGAATGAATCAATTCCTAATCGATGGCATCCCATACCGCGAAGTATTTCGCAATGTAGGCACAGAGCACGAAGAGAGGGGAGGTTGCTGTCAGGTAGAC